ATGGTATAAGAAACTATCGAGTTATAGTTACTTGAGACTGAAGGGTATTAACTAATTTGGCTTAAAACGCTAATTTGGCTAAAACTCAGGGGCGGTGACTGTTCAGCTATGCATGGTAGCTATGCATGGTAGCTAGAGTGCGTCACACACACAAAAAAAACACCGAAAAATAATAAACGACAAATATGTTTTATCACAAATGGAGAAAGTTGATCATTTAGTATTGAGTGGAGGGGCCATCAAAGGCATCTCCTTTTTGGGCGCCCTTGAATGCTTACAACGGCGGCAATCACTGGAGCTAACACGACTCAAAGTTCTTGTAGGATCTAGCGCCGGTGCATTTATTGTTTCACTGATCAGCATCGGTTATACCACCGCCCAGCTCTTCAAAGAAGTTGTTGACACAGATTTTGCAACGCTTGCACGACCAGAGATTGGAAAAGTCATGTCACACTTTGGTCTCGATAGCGGTCATGGCCTCGTAGACAAATTAAAGGAACTTTTCCGGCGCAAAGGCGTGAATCCAAACATTACATTCAAACAGCACTACGAATACACAAAAAAGCATCTAGCGGTGACAGTGAGTTGCCTAGGAAAAGGTGTGTTCTATTTTGACTACACAAACCAACCAGATCTAGCCGTCATAACAGCTGTCAGGATGTCTGTTGGCATTCCTGGTTACTTTACTGCTGTGCGCTACCAAGGGAACTATTACGTCGATGGAGGCATGCTTGACAACGTTCCAATTGCTTTTCTTAGAAATGTTGCACCAGAACGGGTGGTTGTCATCAGAACAAGCACAATCTCGCCAACGCCAGACATTGAAACGCCTATAGCCACAGAGGAAGATACCTTGGAAGATTATTTGTGGTTGCTGTGGTTGACCAATGCGCGTGAAATGGAGAGACTGCGCCTAGAGAGTAAGCAAACCATCCGCGATATTCATCGACGATCTACAATCCCCATAACCATTACACCGGTCTCCTCCCCTATTGCCCCGACACTAGAAGACAAGAAAACGCTTCTAAGGGATGGTTACCGAGCGGCGCTCGACTATCTTGAGTCAGATGTTTGGCTCGAACTTCGCATTAGCGGACTACCTTTCAGAGCTATGAGAAAGATATGGCAAGATGTTCACCGACGAACATTCACTGCTGCGTTGCAAGAGATTAAGTCTTCCACCGATTGAAGGATTTTTTTTTTCTAACGCTTCGACTAAGTTCAAAGAACCGGTCATCATGAACGCCGATCAAATCGTGGCAAAGCTTTTCTCTCTTCTAGAGGGTGGTGAGACAGATCATTACAAAGTAGCCAATGCGCTTCGCCAGGCTGCAAATAAGGCTCCACTTAAGCGTCCTTCACGGGCACAAAGGGCCATGTCGAGAAGAAAGGTGACGCAGAAGAAGTCTCGAGCAGTCAAGGCATCGAAAAAGATAGCTGATCGCGTGGTCGATATGCTTTTCAATCTTTTGAAGGAGGGCTACACTAATCACTTTGATGCAGCTAACGCCTTGCGCATGCAATTCGGGAAGGAACCATTGGATGCGGCCCTCTACAAGACAGAGTTTGGAGAGGTGAGAGAGCCATGTGGTGGCCGCACCAAGGCAAAGTGTATTGATGAGTGTGAGTGGGACGCCGAGGACAAGGAGTGCTATGACAAGGAGCTTCCACTACCATCACGCATCAAGAAAGCACTTCCTGCGATTCCATGCGGTGACTATGACGAGAAGGAGTGTAACAAGTCGGAACAATGTGTCTACTATGATGACGAGTGCATCCCGAGAGCGGAGAAGCCTTTGCCAAAACTTCCTCCTGTGCACTGGCCAGACCGTAACGCACCTGGTTACGATCAGTTTATCCTCAAACTTTTTGCGGCCTTTGCTGAGGCTGGATTGACTTTTGAGCGAGAGGCACGGTGGTGTGAAGCTGACGCTGACGCTGACGCTGACGCTGACGCTGACGCCGACGCTGACGCTGACGCTGACGCTGACGCTGACGCTGACAACAAACCACCTCCCGATGTGCCCGCTGTGGAACAACGCATGATACCTCTCTATTTGGCACCAAACACGCCATACAACGGAGCTTTGCTCTATCACATGGTGGGATCAGGAAAGACTCGCACGGCTTTGGCCACGCTAAGCAAATACCGAGAGAGTGTCACACGATTGATCTGGGTCACCACGATTCGAGCTAAGGTCAGTTTGCAGGCTCAATACAACGATTTTCCATCGTTCAATCCTGCACTGAAAGGCACAAGTGACAGTCCGTTTTTCTCTGGACCTGGTGCATCCTCCCATCCCAATGGTAAGATTGCCTTGTTCACTTACCAGGAGTTTGTCAATGCACTGAAAGGAAATGTGAACAACTACGGTCGCAAGGTGTTGCCCAAGCAGGCTGCCGCGCACGGTGGAGATCCGTTACATAACACGTTCATTGTGATCGATGAGGCCCACAAGATTTTTGAGAAGAAGAATGGCGCTGGCAAGGGGCAATATCTTCTGGAGAAGGCCGCATTCGAGAGCTATAGAAAGAGTGGAACAAACAGGAACGCAGGTGACAAGGCATGCAAGTGGCTCTTTTTGACCGCTACACCCATGCCAACCATTGAAGTTCCAACCAGGGGCAAGATAAAAACAGCTGGTGGTCCAGAAGCGGCTTTCCGTTTGTTGAACATGTTGATTGATGACCCGGCCAGGCGCTTGCCGGTAGAACGAAGCAGCTTTAGTGGAACATCAAAGATGCCTGAATGGTTGAAGAAGGAGGTGCCGCGAGATGACTTTGACAAGCTCACTGGAAAGGAGTTCGCTAATCTCGCCAAGGGCCTGGTGAGTTACTTCTCTCCAGAGTGGGACAATATTTTCGCTCAAACCACTGGTGAAAACGATGTAACAATTGTGGATCTGACCCCCAAACAAGTCGATCACATCAAAGTGAAGCTTAATCAAACATGCAAGACGTCTAGGGCCAAGAAGGATGCTGCAGATGCTGCTCGATGCTACCTACGCCGCCTCCATTGGTATGGCAAATACCTCGGCCCACGATCGAGCAAAACGCCAACTGGATTACCCGGTAGTCTGAAGAAACAAGATATGGCAAACGCATTGAACATTCCAAGGGCTATGCAACTAATCAATGAAATCAAGGAAGCTGACCAGAGGGATATGCAAAGGTATGGCCGCAGGTTCAAACATGTCATCTACAGTTCGTTGCAACAAAACACGGCAGCAATGTATGCTAGTATGCTGGTATTGCGTGGTGGCTTCACTTTCGAGTCTCCCAAAAAGCGATACACCGAACTGGGACTCAAGTATGAAGCAAAGTGTCCACCCGGTAAGAAGGAATGCAACGAGTCTGACAAGACACACAAGCTTGTTGGTGAAGCCAAAAACGACGGCAAAGATGTGCTATTCTTTATGAAGAATGAACTCAACAAGCGTCAACTGGAAGAGATGCAGGCCGTTTTCAACGATCACGAGAGGAACAACCATGGACAGATTGCTAGAGTGTTGGTGCTGGGATCAGGGCGAAAGGAAGCCATCAGTCTTCACGACGTGAAGTATGTGCACATTATGGAACCCCAAATGACCCCCACGGACACAGTGCAAATCATCGGGCGAGCGAGACGTTATTGCAGCCATATCGGCCTGGTTCCCGATGAAAGAAAGATCCGTGTCTTCATCTATGCCCTGGAGCTACCGGAGAAAGCACTTCATCTTCGCACTGAGGCGCAAAAGAATGTCCTGGCCCAGATAGCCCAAATGGCAATTAAGAGTGACGAGCAGATGCGAGAAGAACTGGATGCAAGGAAGAAGATTCTCAGCTGGATGAAATCGAGTGCATTCAACCTCATTCTTGAAGGAAAGACACCAGAGCAACTCCGACGTGTATTGGAAGAGAGGGCAACCGAACTAAGCGAAGCGGATACAGCGATAGCGAAAGAAATGCAACAGGTGCGTCTTGTATCCAGATTGATTTCACGAAAGCCCGGTGAACCCGAAGGAAGAGAAAGGAGAAAGGGTGGCCTAACAGTGAAACAACTGATTGCGCTTTGCAAGGAGAAGAAGGTCAAAGGCTACAGCAAATGGA